ATGTTGGTTGCACTAGCGAAAATTATGAAATTAAAGGGAGGAAATCAAATGAGAAAATCAACATTTAACTATGTCAAAGATATTTTAACAGATTACCCAAGAATCGAAGAGTACATCAAACAACGTGAAGAAGAGCTTAGGTATCCATATCGTGAGAATGATTTAAACTCAGGTATTAAAGGAAATAGAAGCAATTATAATACACAAGATAACTTAATGATCACAATCGAACAAGATCAAAGATTGGCGGCGTTAGAACGAAATAAGCGCGTTGTGTCCAATATATTAGAGGAATGCTGTGAAGATACTAAAATAATTATCCAAGAACTCTATATGCGGCGTATGCCTAAATACACAATTCAAGGGTTGATTACTAATGGGTTGATTTTTGTTGGCCGAACAAAGGCCTTTGAATTACGGGATTGGTTCTTTTTACAGGTAGCAAAAGATTTAAATTTGACCATCTAATCTACGAACGATAGTCGGATTTTTGAAATAAAATTCCACGGTAAGATGATAGTATCAAAAAAATAGTCGTGGTAGCTTAAGTAGTTAAACCTACCTATTTTTTGATAGAAGAAAACCCATCGTTCGATTGAAATGGAATCTATGGACGATATGCGGATTTTCAAAAGCAACATCCAGTATAAGATGATCTTATCGAAAACTAGTTATTAAAGCATTGGCTGACGGAAGCCCAAAATAATAAAAATAAACGTACTTCCAGTCAAACATGTTTTAATAACCAAAGACATCGTGTTAGGAAACTTACCACAATTCCGGCAGATAGATTTTTGAAAAGTATCAGAAAAGTGACAAATCTGATAAAAAATTTATCTACGTTTATATAAATCAAGATGTGACGATCGCACATTTGGAAAGGATTTGTATAAAACACTTAATTGAGGTTCGTAGTATTCAGATCAGTAAAAGCTATTACAAGTAAGAGAAGAATGTGAGGAATACCAATGAGTAAGTACTTCAAATTGATTAATGCAATCGACACGATAACGACACTAAATGTTGCTAGTCAAAAAGATGGCGTAATAATTTATAGTCATGTTCGTTTAAAGCCTGGTGAGAAATATGAACTAGGCGATGATAAAGTATTTAGTCGATCACTGCAGCAGATTCAGGTTGAAAGACCCTATTCACAACCGCTAGCGAACGAATTGAGGTCTTTAGGAATCGAGTATACAGAAAGTTCTTGTAAATCTTGTGGTGGCCGCATCAAAAAAATCTCCTACTCAGTTGTAGAAATTATTGATGAATGAACCTTAGTTTTACTAAGAATCAGGCAATCACTGGAGGCTGTGTAATGAAAATCCAATTTTTAGGGATCAAAAATCAAGTAAAAAAATCGGGCTGTTCATCTTGTGGCAGCAGACAACGGTCAAAACACACGTTCCAACGTGAAGCACGTATGGTTTTACCAAGCGGACAAACAAAAATGTTTTATGCAGGTGAAATGTATGAAGTTATGGAACGGGATGGCGATTTCTTGTTAGAGCAGACATATAGTTTGGATGGACAAGCTATAAAAATGTTTAAAGAAGGATGAACAAAACTGCTGGGAGTTAAAATCATCTAGCTTCAAGGGCTAGTCTCTCGGAAAAAAGATAAAATCTGCCTGTGACCAAAAGCGTCACAATCATATTTTCCTATTTTTCATTCGAGCCTGACGAGCCCGTTCAGCTTTTAAAACTATCTAGCTTCAAGAGCTAGCCTTTCGGGAAAAAGAAAAAAATAAATGAGGCAGAATGCGCCTCAGTCATTTTTTTCTATTTTCCAGTCAAGGCTGACCAAGCTCTTTCAGCTTTTAAAATTAGGAGGAAAGAAAATGGCTAAAGAGAAGAAAACAAAAGAAGTTATTAAGAAGGATACTGTCGATGCACAAGTATTCATTCAAAGAAAATTGCAAATGTTAAACCAAAAAAATGGTGGAAGATATGAGCGCGATGCAACACGTGTCGTTCAAAATAATCAATAATAGGGGGAATTATAAATGACAAGATGTAGCAATGATACATTGATTTCTAAAATTGGGATGAAATCATTAAATAAATTAATGGAAGTTGACTTTGCCGTATTAACGGATATTGACAGCTGTGTCAAAGTAAACACAAAAAATTATATGGAATTTAACGGAATAAGTGCTGCTTATAATGTATACAATACACCGGAAGACATGTTCAATTGTTTAGCAGAAGGGTGTAAAAACTCAGGAACATTGACCGTTATGAATAGCGCTGGTTCGGCTTCTGGTGCGTCTTTTGCAGTTAATGCAGATGCAACAGAATTTGTAGCGGGTGTGATCACGTATTACGTTCATTTCCCAGCAGCTGGAGTTTATAATGTAGAAACGACTATTTCTGATATTGCAGATCAAAATCAATCAGATTCAGATATTTATCAAAAACAAATTGTGGTACAAGAAGCAGGGTTCCAACCAGTTGTTATTGACTTATCTAAACTTCCTGAAGCGAGTAGTGGTACAGGTTGGTCAGCGAGTGAGAGTGGTATTATCCTCCATATGTATGTGACACCAGAAAGCGGAACTATTTCTACGATTGGTTTCTCTTCTATCTATGTATATAACAGCATTGAAGATTTTGAAATCAATGATGTTGTTAAAATCGGCTGTATTGATGAGTTTGCAGGTGAATTAACGGTTGATCCGGTTGAAGCAAGTTGTTTTGGTGCAGGCTATGATGCAACAAGTATTGCCATCGAAAGAACCTTGACTGGTAAGAGCGCTTCGGCAAACTATTGGAAATTAAATCCACTAATGTCTAAAGGTACACAAACAAGCGGTTGGTTGATTCAAACAGCTGAAAAAGCAGTTGCTGCGACAACAATTGATGGCGTGGACTATGGTTATGTTCAATTAGCTGACATGAATATGGATGAATGTGCCTTTACAACGGCTGCGATCGCTGATAGCTGTAATGTTACAGAAGCGCTATTGAACCGTGTGAATACACCAGCAGTTGTTGAAATCAACGAAAAACAATTTATCGTTTTAGCAGATGGAAAAATCTTATTCCATAAATCATTAGTAGGGAAAGAGCTTGTAATCAGCTATCCGAAAAAAGTGGATGTTGAGCACTTTGTTGGAAATGAAGATGTATTGGATACACGTCGTGTACGTATGTCATTTACACAAGAACAAACAGATGGTGTGAAACAAAACTATGTGTATAACAATGTCTTGATCACTTCATTCCCTGGAACAGTGAATAACGAAGAAACGACTTTTGAGTTTACGATTTCAGTACAACGCGATAAAAACGGCAACTTCTTTGAAATGTACCGTGTAGCAGAGTAATAAAAATCATTTAGCTTGGCGGGCTAGCTCCTCGGAAAAAAGATAAAATTGAATGAGGTAAAAAGCACCTCAGTTAATTTTTCATATGTTCTGTCGGAGCTGAACAAGCCTGCTACACTTTTAAAAATTATCTAGCTTTAAGAGCTAGCCTTTCGGGAAAAAGATAAAATATGATTGTGACCAAAAGCGTCACCCTCATATTTTCCAGTCAAGGCTGAACGAGCTCTTTCAGCTTTTAAACTTATCTAGCTTCAAGAGCTAGCCTTTCGGGAAAAAGATAAAATATGATTGTGACTAAAAGCGTCACCCTCATATTTTCCAGTCAAGGCTGAACGAGCTCTTTCAGCTTTTAAAACTTATCTAGCTACATGAGCCAGTTTCTCGGAAAAAAGATAAAAAATAATTATGGCAAAAAGCGCCATCCCTATTTTTTCCTATTTTTCATCGAAACTAAACAGCTCATTACGCTTTTAAAATTAGGAGGAACAGTGATGACAGAAAAAGGCATGAAAGCCGCTGACTTTTTAGCGATCAGCAATAATTTGAAAAAAACGAATGAAAATGATACTCCTTTTGCAGTGGTAAAAGATCAAGAGGTATCAGTGGTCGGTGATGCAAATAAAACCGGAGTGAAAAAAGCTGACTATAGTGTGAAATTCCGTGTCCCTCAAACGCATTTTGAGCAAAAGCCAGAAGGTGCTAAAGAGGTTGGATCTTATTATGTGTTCAGCGTTGAATTTGGAGATGTAACGATCACACCACGTTCCGATTTAAGAATTGTTGATGCGATCATGAAAATTATCCCGTTTTTCAATAAGTTGAAGGAAAATGGGGACATGGAAGAATTTAGCAAAGAAGAATTACTATCTGTTTTTGTAGGCGCAGGTGATGAAATTCATCTAGCTATCTACAATTTGGTGGCAACATTCTTAGGGATCGATGATCAGATGGGCGAGTATATGCTGCCATTCTCTGTGATCGAAAACCTAAACAAAATTATGGAAAATCATCCAGAAGTCTTCAACGAAGCAGATGTTTTTTTCGGTTAATCTACAGACAAGCTTGTGAAAATGAGACTTCAGTAGAAAAAGAATCGGAAACATTCTTTGCTAATTTGAATATTTATACGTATATGGCTCATTATGTCGCGAAAATCTTAAAGCAGCGTCCGAATCTTATTTTAGACGATTGGGGCGTTGCTGAATTATTAGTGGCATATGGGCAGTATGCGAATGAAGAAAGTTACAGTAATTTTCTTGAATGGAAATCGCTTGGAAATGAAACGAAGCGTAAAGTTAAGAAGCCGAAAGAGTATGCAGTCTTGTTTTATACGAATGATGATTTGGCGGATTAGTTGCATTGTGTGGTAATGCTAATTTAAATATAGAAAACTCTCTTATCCCTTGAGGTATAGAATTGGAAGGATGAGAGAGTTTTATTTGTTTTTAAACGTATTTAATTTTATTTAGTTCGTGTCACTTCTAATATATTTCTTTTAGTGGTTAAATCAATTCGCTCTCCATCGACTAATTTAAATGCTTTGAGTTCGTTAATAGTTATACCCAGATTATATACTTGAGATTCACCATTACTATGATAGATTTTGAATTGTGTTCCTTTATCTTCCATTGGTTTAAATGTGTACTGTCCAGCTGGAAGATCTTCTCCTACTATAGTTTCACCACCTGAAATATAGGCAGTTTCCCCCTTAGAGAGGTTGGAAAGATTATCCTCTAAAAGTTCAGCCTCTATTCTATTTTTTTTAACAGTTAATTCAATTCGATCGCCTTTTTCTAATTTAAAAGATTTAAGCATCGGGATTGTTATACCGAGATTGTACAGTTCAAAATTTCCGTTTTTGTTATGAATTTTAAACTGTACTGTTTCTCCATCAGCCGGTTTGATAATATAACGTCCAGGCTCAATATCTTCTCCAACAATAAAGTCACTGCCGGAAATTTCGGTGATGTCTCCGGTTTTGAGTTTTTCCATAGCTATATCTAGATTTTCTAAACTACTTATTTCATCAACAGAATGTTCACTAGTTGTTTGTTTAGTTTGAGTAGTTTTTTCAACAGATTTGTTGGGAGAAGAAGTATTACTAGAGTTTTCACAGGCAGTTAATATTAAACTACCTAACAAAAAGAACCCTATAATGTTCAATTTTTTCATGTTAAATCCTCATTTCTGTAAAACATGTATATTGCAGGAACTAAAAATTAATAAAATTACTCATAGATATAATAATAGCACGTTTTGAGTATAATATCAGTAAATAAATAACAAAAACTAATGATGAATCTAGTCATGTTCGGATAAGCGTACACATAATCTATAAAGAAGTATATTTTGAACAATTTCCGAACTTTCAGATCTGAATTCTGCTATAGAATAGTATTATCAGTAAATAGTTATAATATCTGTTGATAGTAAAAGATCTATCAGCATTTTTTATTGGTTTAAAAGACGTGTTATTTTTGTCTTTAATAATGTGACTTCTCTATTTTTCCATTGTGAGTAAAGACGTAGATATATCCAGTCTTTAGTCTTAGTTTAGAGAAAATATTCTGTGAAAGAAGTGATAAGTGAATACTAGAAAGATAAAAAATATAATAGTTAGAAAAAGCATGAGCTTGTTGCTATGCTTTTTGTTTAGCATCAGAAAAAGATCCATATAACAAAATAAGAAAGGAGGCGGCAGAGTGGCAATAGAAAAAATATCAATAGATATGAAATCCAACTCTGAAGAAATCGCAAAACAGCTTTCTAAAATAGACAGTAAAATCAAACAATTAAAAATAGAGAAAAGTAAAGTCCAATCAAGTGTTAAAAAACTTGAAAAAAGCCTAAGTGAATTTAAAGGATTCCGTTTTATAGAAGATGCAGCTAAATCCATAGAATCAGGGGCAACAGCGCTCAAAGAAGTCAACGATAAAGTGCCATCAGATTTAAGCAAAATTGGGCCGAAATTAGGAAATATGGGGATCGCTATAGTAGGAATGGGGACCTTAGCGGTTATAGCTGGTGCATTAGCAAGTGGCGATGGAAAAAAAGCCCAAACGGGTTTTAAAACGATTCGAGATATTGGCAAACAATTAGAAGAAGCAGCCGAAACAATGAGCCAAATCGCCACAAAAGTGCCATCCGATTTAGGGTCAATGGGCGCTCGTTTAGGAAATATGGGCATCGCTATCGTAGGAATGGGTGCATTAGTAGCGATAGCTGGAAAGTTAGCAAGTAGCGATGCAAAAGTAGCAAAAACAGGATTTAAAACGATTCGAGATATTGGCAAACTATTAGAAGAAGCAGCCGAAACGATGAGCCAAATCGCCACAAAAGTACCATCCGATTTAGGGTCAATGGGCGCTCGCTTAGGAAATATGGGGATCGCTATCGTAGGAATGGGTGTACTGGTAGGAATCGCCGGGAAATTAGCCCAAGATAATCCCAAAGAAGCAAAAAAAGGATTCCAAATAATTCGAGAAATCGGCAAATTACTAGAAGAAGCGGCCGAAACGATGAGTCAAATTGCTGCAAAAGTGCCATCCGATTTAGGAGAAATGGGCTCTCGCTTAGGAAGCATGGGCATTGCTATCGTAGGAATGGGTGTACTGGTAGGAATCGCCGGACAATTAGCTCAAGACAATCCCAAAGAAGCGAAAAAAGGGTTCCAAATAATCCGAGAAATCGGTAAATTATTAGAAGAAGCAGCTGAAACGATGAGTCAAATCGCTGCAAAAGTGCCATCCGATTTAGGAGAAATGGGCTCTCGTTTAGGAAGCATGGGCATTGCGATAACCGGAATGGGCGTATTAGTAGGAATCGCTGGAAAATTAGCTCAAGATAATCCTAAAGAAGCGAAAAAAGGATTCCAAATAATCCGAGAAATCGGTAAATTATTAGAAGAAGCAGCTGAAACGATGAGCCAAATCGCTGCAAAAGTGCCATCCGATTTGGGAGAAATGGGCTCCCGCTTAGGAAGTATGGGCATCGCAATTGGTGGAATGGGTGTGTTAATAGCTATAGCTGGTAAATTGGCTAAAGACAATCCCAAAGAAGCGAAAAAAGGGTTCCAGATGATCCGAGAAATCGGCAAATTACTAGAAGAAGCGGCTGAAACCATGAGTCAAATTGCTGCAAAGGTTCCATCCAATTTAGGAGAAATGGGTTCGCGTTTAGGGAGTATGGGTCTTGCAATCGGTGGAATGGGTGTATTAGTAGCAATCGCTGGTAAATTAGCAAAAGACCACCCTAAAGACGCTAAAGCTGGTTTTAAAATGATCCGTGACCTTAGTGGTTTATTAGGTGAAACAGCTGAAGCAATGAATCAAATAGTGGCAAAAATACCGGGTGATTTTGGTAGTTTTGCTGGCAAATTATTAGCTATGGGTGTGGCCTTAGGTGGAATGGGACTTCTGGTAGGGATAGTCGGTAAACTAGCTGAAAAAAATCCTCTTGCAGCACTGGCAGGTCTTGCTTCAATAGGTGAGATGATCAATCTCCTGACAAAATCAGCCGAAGCAATGAAACAAATTGATGAAAAAGTTCCAGATGATATTGCCAATGTTGCAGCCAAATTAGCTAATATCGGAATAGCGATCGGAGGCATGAGCGTTCTAGTCGGAGTTGTCGGTGCCTTGGTTTCTTCGGGTATTGGCGCATTGGTCGCTGGGGCAGGTTTAGCAACAGTCTTTCTAGTAGCAGAAGAATTGATGCATGTTTCAGAAGCCCTAAATCAGTTGGATCAAAAAGTCCCAGATGATACCTCAAGCATCAAAGGAAAAATAGAATCAGTTGCGACAGCCATCGGTTATTTCACTGCAGCTAACCTAGGAAATGTTGTAGATCTATTCAAGAATGCCGTTGGCGCTTTGAATACAGCAGTTGTAGCAGAAGGTGTTATCAAGCTAGCGAAAGTAGGAACAGAATTACAAAAGTTTGAGGATATTACGATTCCTGCGAATATTGAAACGAAAATCAATGAAATTCAAAGTGTCTTTGAATACTTGAAAAAAGGAGTAGGGTTCCTTAAAGAATTCGACCAATTTTTCAATGGAGGAAAAACGGATACTAATATTGGAAAAGATGCGGCAGAAGCGGTGGGAAATTTAGTTTCTGTAGCCAAAGCAATTGAACAACTTGAAAAAACTGAGATAACAGATCCAGCAAGGTTAAAAACAAAGATCGAATCTATTCAGAAGACCTTTGAATATTTTACTCAAACAAAAGGTTGGTTTGATGATGTAAAACGAGCTTTTGATGGCGGGAATATTGATACTGAAATTACAGAAAAGGCCAAAAAATATGTAGCCAATCTAGCCAATATTGCAAATGAACTATATAAAATACAAGAAGTAGATTTGAATTTTAGTGATATTAAAACTAAACTCGATGATATTCAGGATATAATAAAAGATTTTGAACAAATAGATCTGGATATGAATCTAGATTCTACTGCGTTAAATGACACAGTAGAAAAAGCCGGGCTTATCAATCAATTAATTACTCATCTTGAAAAAGCTCTAACCTTTACTTTTGATACAGCAGCTCTGGATAATTTCAAGACGACCATGGCTAATATTTCATTAGCAATTCAAGAAATATTGACAGCAGATTTAATTCCTAAAGATGAGAAAGGTAAAGCAAGTAAAATTCCTAGTTGGGAAAAAATGGAAGTAGATGTTCAGCAAGCCATTGATAAGTTGGGGAGACTTAACGTTTTGGGAGAACAGTTGAAGACAGCACTAAGCTTTGGATTCGATACTGGAAAACTGGAGACTTTTAGAGATACAATGAATAACATTTCAACTGCATTGCGCGAAGTGTTAACAAAAGAACTTTTAGTTGACGAGAATGGCGAAGCATTAAAATTTACCGAATGGGAAAAAATGCAAAAAACAGTTACAGATGCAGTTGCCAAAATAACAGAATTGAATAATTTGGGTAAACAACTTGAAACGGCATTAGGATTTACATTCAATGAAGAAAAAATAGAGGAGTTTAAGAAAACACTCGGACATCTTAAAAGTGCAGTTCAGAGTCTTACGCAGTTTAATTTTGAATTTATTGGACCACTACAGGAAGGTACCACAAGTGGTAATTCTAAATCCAATGATAAAAACTTTACAGAAACTGCCAGAACTACAAAAGCAAAAATAGAACAAATAACAAAATTAATGACAGAAATTGATAAAATAACAAATTCTTCGATTGATCCAGAATTACTCAATCAAAAACTATTAGCTCTGACTAAGTGTTTAAATCAAATCAGACAATTTATTATTGATACTAAGGACATAGGTAATGTGGAATCCATTCAAAATAGTATAACAGCTTTTAGTAATATGGTCGAGCAACTAGCAACGCTAAAAGGAGATTTTGAAGTGGTTGGAACTAGTTACGCTAATAGTCTGTTAAATAAATTCAATGAGATTAATCCAACAGGAGCAATTATGGAAAAAGTTAACACACTTATTTCAGATCTCAAATTGAAATATGAGGAATTTACAGGAATTGGTAGAACCTACGGTGAAAACCTAAAAACAGGTTTTGCAGAGGGCGTAGCAAGTATGATTTCATCACTAACAGATGCAATTAACAAGATTACAACAGAAGAATCTAGAGCACAATTTTCTGTACCTCTTAACACACTAGGAAATACACTAGGAACATCTTTAATTGATGGTTTCAAAGAAGGAATCAGAGGAATGGCTACAGCAATTAACGAAGAGCTTAGTAATGTTAAAGCAGCAACAACTAAATCACAAGGTGGCGAAGTCGAGTTTCATGCTTCTGGTGGGTTAGCGGGTATTTTTAAGAAGAAAGGTACAGATACTGTACCAGCGATGTTAACACCTGGCGAATTCGTACAGCGCAAAGCTGCAGTTCATACATTTGGGCTTGATTTTATGAATAAAGTAAACAATCTTGATGTTCGTGGAGCATTCAGTGCATTGACAGGTAGATTTAATACTCAGTCAATGCGGATCCCCGATGTTTCGACAGTTATTAACAACATTACTCATACAACTAACAATTCAAATAAAGTAACGCAAAATGTCGTTAGCGGAAATGCTGATTATATGATGAAACGTGCGAGTCGATATTTAAGATAAGTATCTAAGGCGTAAACTGATACTAGATATTAACCATAAAATGAGTTTCTTTCTATAGTAATATATGTTAAAATACAAATAGTTATTTTTACGTTACAGGAGGAGAAAATGAAAAAAACAATAGTATTTGTATTAACATTAATAGCACTTCTAGGACTAAGCGCATGTGGTTCTACAGGGAAAAATTCAAAAAAAGAAACAGCCGTAAGCACAGAAGATTCTTCTACAAAAAAGATAAGAAAATGAAAGAAATGGAAGAGGACTTAGAGGAAAAAGGCGTAGAAATTAATATCAATAGTATAGATGACAGTTTATATTTTACTAGAGAAAAAGGAATAGACTATGATTATTTTGATATGACGTTTGATGTGTTGCATGACCCAGATGAAATTCGTAATATTATGCTCAGATTAAAGGGAAATATTAGTGGGAAAGATAAAGACACTCTATATTATGAAGTGAGTAAAGGAAGGATAGTTGAGTCATCGGTAGATAACACTAGTATAAATGACATGGCTAAAGTTCTCAAAAGTCTAGACCATTCTGACAAAGAAATCTTAGAGTTTGCACAATGGTACTATAACAAAAATCAATAGAATAATAAAAAATGCAGTAGAGATAGTTAACAATGAAGATCAAAAAATGGAAGAAGATTTAGGAGAACAAGGTGTAGAAATAACATCAAGAAACTATGTGTATTTTACTAGAGAGAAAAGCCTAGATTATTCCGATAAAGAAATCCTAGAATTCGCTCAATGGTATTACAACAACAATAAATAACAAAAAGAACAAGAACAGCCTCTCAGCTGTTCTTGTTCTTTTTTATATACCCAAACAACCCAAAAGAAAGGAGTAAACCATGACAATATTAAACAGAAAATACATCCAATTCAACGATCTCGTGATCGACAACTACGAAATGCTGCAATCCGCCGATTTAAGCGGTGGATTCAAAACGAACACAACAGAATACAGCTTCGGTCATGGAAGCTACGCGAATTTTAAAGCTAAGCAGCAGTTTTCCATGGAGCAATCCTTAAGCATGACACTAAAACTCGACACAAGAAAATTGAGTGGTGATCAAAAGAAATTTTATAAAGACTATGTTTTTATGAACATTGTCAAAGCAGGAAAGTTATGGGCGATCGAAGGCGAACAGCTTTTATGGACGAATGCTTTTATCAAAGATTTCAGTGAATCTTATTCTATGGAACGACACGTGGTCAACATCGACATCGACCTTGTGCTGTACGAAGGAATTTGGCATAAAGCAGACACGAAAAAGGTTTTCCTAAAACCTTATGTAGCTTGTAATTTTATGGAGTGTTTAGACTTTCAAGAAGTCGATGAGTGCCAAGATTGTTGTATTTCGTGCAGTCAAACCAAACATGAACCGTGTCCAAAATGTGTCTGTGAATGTGACTTTCTAACTGGTGAAAATTCACTTTGCGAATTGAAAAAGGAAGTTTCTAGTGCTTTTTATAGCCAATGTGGCGATACGTATCAGATCATTTATAACTGCGAGGCAGGGAAAAAGATTTGGTCTGAAGAAAAAATGTTAGGCCACAAAATCTGCAAGGCGAAACCCTGTAAAGATATTATTGCCGGGCAATTTTATAGTGACACGATCATGGACAGTGATAAAATCACGATCACCTTGATTGGAGCAATGAAAGATCCAGTGATCACCTTAAACGGTAATAAGATGCAGATTTTAGGGGAATATAACGGTAAGTTGACCTTGACCGCTAGCGGCGAGATTTATTATCTAGAAGATAAGTGTTGCTCAGAAAAGTCGATCAATATCAATCAACTAGTCATACCGACAGGTCATACATTCGGCTTCACTGTCCATCATGGAACGAACGGCATCATCGTAGAAACCAATAACTGTTGTGAAATGACCTGTGTGTATGTCAAAGTTGACAGATTAACGATTTAAAAAAGGAGGGAAATCAATGGCTGATTATTGTACAGCTTGCGGCGCATTAAAGGAATATGCACCGAATTTTGTGGAGAATGGGATTACTAATAAAGAGTGTAAAAGCCTCCAAAAAGATACTGGCTTAAATTCAGATTTGAAAAAGTTGCATAAAAATTGTGAAGATCTCAATGATATATTGGATTGCTTACTCAGTTCGTTACAAGACAAACTGCCGGCCTATAGTGTATGCGATTGGAAAGAGTATACAAAAGAACTGACAAACAATTTATACACGATCCAAAAAGCATTGATTTGTAGCGAATGCGGACAATGGGCAAAACTTCATGAAATTGAAGATTCAATCAATAAATTATGGACAAAAATGGCAAAAGTCGAAGCGGCCTTAGATGCATTAGCTGCTCAAAAGTGGGAAGTCGATGCTCGAACATTAGTGCAATCAGAAGTACCGGAGCTGAAAATTCATATTAATCGATCCGGCTATTTTGAATTCAATTGGACGGATTGGGACATGAACGGTTCTGTCATCACGAATCCAATGGGCAGAGGGAAATTGACAGGTAGAATCAACTTCGGAATGGCTCAGGAGAATGGGATGAATGCGAAATGGCAAGTTAGAAGTGTCACCCTAGACACTGTGTCATATACATCACTGAAAGTCAGAAGTTTGGAATTTATCATCAAGTTTTATGTGCCGACGATTACAGGCGGAACGCTGGAATACGAAAGACCCCATGATAGCATGAAGAGTTTTACTGATAAAATCAATAAAACGATTCCTATCAATTTAAAAGGAGTCTTAAGTTCTGGACAGAACAGTGGATGGCTACAGGCATTTACATTTAAAGATCAAGGAAAAGTACTAAGTAGTATTGTGAATGGACAAGTATGTTTTTCCAATAAAAATTTAACGTCAGTTCCACCGTATGTTTAAACAAGTAAGTTAGAAAAGGAGAGAAAGAGAATGGCTGAATATTGTGCAGCATGTGAGAATTTAAAAGACTATGCAGCGAATTTTATCATAAACGGTATTACAGAAAAAGAATGTAACAGTTTGAAAAAAGATACAGGGTTAAATCCTGATTTAGATGTCCTGCATACCAACTGTGAGGATTTAAATGATCTTAACGATTGTTTGATCGGCGCTTTAAAAGATACCTTAGCAGATCAGAGCGTATGCGATTGGAAAGAATTTATGGATCAATTAATGACAAACCTACAATTGATGAATAATGCGATGGTTTGTAGTGATTGTGGGCAGTGGCTTAAAATTCATGAACTGGAAGATTCAATCAATAAATTATGGAAAAAAATGGCAAAAGTCGAGGCAGCATTAGACGCTTTAGCCGCTCAAAATTGGGAGGTAAATGCGACTTACACAATTGACTATTCCACACCAGAAATGAGTGTTTCGATTGATAGAAGTACAGGGAATTTTGTTTTTAACTGGACCGATTGGTTAAATAGTTCCTACACTACAAGATTAGGTCGAGGTCGTGTAACGGGCAAAGTAAATTTTGGAATGGGGCAAGAAAGTGGGTTGTCTGCGAAATGGCAAATACGAAGTGTGACAGTGAATAACTGTACATATAAATCCGAACATGTTAGTGATGTTAATGAGTTTGTGATCAATTTATATGTTAAAAGTGATAAAGAAGCGCGCATATTTCAGGTGAAACATAACACGACAGAGGATAAAACATGGGGCATTAACCAAACAATTAACATCGGGATGAAAGGTGTTCTTGCACCAGGTAGCGACAGTGGTTGGATTCAATTTCTCGAAGTCTTTAACGATAGCGTATCAAGTTCGTTAGATGATCGTGCCAATGTAAAAATTCAGTTTGCCAATAAAAATAAAGCGCCCGTTTCTCCATATGTTTAGAGAGTTAGGGTTATGTAAAAGAAGAGTCAAAAGAGAGGATGAAAAAAATGACAGATTGCCAAGCGTGCGAAAAGTTAAAAACGGATAACCCAGAATTTGTTTTAAATGGGATCTCAGATAAAGAGTGTAAAAGCTTGAAGAAAAATACAGGGTTAAATCCTAAATTACCAGTTCTGCATAACAACTGTGAAGATTTAAACGATATGAATGATTGTTTATTGGGCTATTTAGGCGAAGAACTTCCAGCAGTCGATATGTGTGATATCAAAGAATTTATTCAAGATTTCTTAAACAATCAACGACTGATGAATAAAGCTCTGATTTGCTCAGATTGTGGTCGGTGGGACTTGATCGAAAAAATGTTAGATGCTTTGTTGAAAATCATTGAAAAATTAAAAGAAATCGGTGTTTGGGAAGGCGGACTTGAAGGTGGCTTTATTCCTGGTAAAGGGATTGCAGGTGGGAATATCAACTTGTTTGGCGGTTCTCCGGATGGGGCTCATTATATCCGAACGAATAATCAATCAACAGAAAATGATTTGGCTGGCGGAATCAATGCAGCCTTACTGAAACAGCTTAAAGCCGAATTGAAGGAAGAACTAACAGCCGAATTAAAAGAGGGTGAATAAGTATGCCAAATAAAAATTATGCGCCAATTCGTGGTAGTTGGGGACATGATCCTGGTGTTCCAGGAGATGTTTACCTCGCTGGGGCGCCAACAGCAGCACAATTTCAAGCGATGCCAGGAAATCCGCCCGGCTTTCCTAAAGCAAGTGGACATGGAGAAGGTGTTACTGCTGAAAATGTTAACGGTAGTCTCTATAGATTACGTCTTTCACTGGTTGCTTATGGAACTAGAGCAGCAACAGGACTTTATACACCTTATGTTTATGCAGGTACACTAGCTGCAGAATACGATTGGCAGCTGATTGTGGCTAAGACATCTGTACAGACAGAAGATCCAGCGAGTGCACCGTATACCCATGCGTTTACTGAGACTCTAAAGCAAAGATATTATGGATCTCAGCCTTTATATGCAATGTCTGGTTGGAACAATCCGCACGCTTCAAATAATTTTGGCGGAACATGGTACAACGATGTTACAAGAAATACGTTTGATGCGACAGGAATTACTTGGCTAAAAATAACAATATATGGGGATGATACATTTCCTCTTGAATACAGCTATATCCGATTTAAAGATATCATTGATGACTACCGACCGATGGCGATTAGAAAAAATGGCGATTGGAAGTCTCTTGACAATACGGGTGGATTTTGGCAGATTCGCAAGTCAGGTAAATGGGTCGATAGTTCAAAAACGTCATTTAGTGATGATGGTAAACCTAACAAAAGTGCCAATCAAATCCGCAAAGGTGGAACATGGAAAGCACAAAGTAAGATAGGAGGCTGAGGGGATGTCAAGTATTGAAACAGCGATCAATTGGATGGATCAGCGCAAAGGAAAAGTGACCTATAGTCAGGCTGTTAGATTAGGTCCAAATAGTTATGACTGTAGTTCAGCCGTTTACTATGCCTTGATTGCTGCAGGCATATTGTCTGCTGGTATGATGGGAAATACAGATACTCTGTTTGGGCATTTGGAAGAAGCAGGCTGGAAGCAAGTCAGTAGTCCTCAACGAGGAGATGTTTTTATCTGGGGAGTAAGAGGTGCTTCTGGTGGAGATAGTGGTCATACAGGGATATTTGTTGATAATACTAGTATTATTCATTGTAATTATGGTTCAAATGGGATTACTGTAGATAATTATGCCTCTATCCGCAGCTATAATGGTAATCCGCCAGCAACCATTTATCATAATCCCAAAGGAGCTAGTGGCGGTTCAACACCTGCACCAGAAATAACATCAGAAGAAGAGCGCAGAGCTTGGTCGATTGCCCAACTATTAAATAAGGCTGGCTACAATATGATTGCAATCGCTGGTTTATTGGGAAATATCGATGTTGAAACCGGTGGATCGATGAATCCAGATACGGATCAAACTCATGGTGGTCCAGCTTATGGGCTTGTTCAATGGGATGGTTCATCTTATCCATTAGTAGGCAGCCCAACCTCCAGTGGTCGAGAATACGTCCAACGTTTATTAGCCCATGCAAGTATTAATGGAAACTATACTAGCGTGGAAGTTCAAACTCGTTTGATCGACTGGTGTATGTTCAATGGGCAATGGATCGGCGTAGTTGAACCTAAATCTGTAGAAGGATTTAAAAATGCCACGGATGTGGAACAAGCTACAATTGCTTTTCTCAAAAATTTTGAACGAGCTGGAACGGAGCATCTACAAAGAAGACTTGATGCAGCTAAACGCTGGCACACTTTTTTGAATAAATTACCTTCTGATTTAGGAGAATTAGAGACCTTTGAAACGATGACGAATGTGGGCTCTTTGGATTTTTTAGGAATCAAAGAAGGAGAAATTCATGCTTCTGGTTGGCATTTTAGTTCAGATAAAGGAGATCAATATATCGCTTTTATCAACGCTGAAACAGACCAAGAATTAGGGCGTATCAAAGCCACACCTATTGACCGCCCAGACGTCAAAGAAGCCTATCCAAAAGTTATCGGTGTGGAAAAATCTGGTTTTGAGGTTAAGCTTAAAGTGCCAAACGGGACGGCTGTGTATATCAAAGGAATACGTACGGATGGAACAGCTAAGGATGAACTGATTTTTGATCAAATCATCATCTTTGAACAAGCGTTTGATGTTGAGATCGATCCTTATGCAAAAAGCAATACGAAATTCTTTTTTGAAATTCTAGAACACGGAAAAGTGATCAAACGGGGCACTAAAATTTTGAATACCCTTAGTTGGAGCAATGAGTTGATGTATGTGCCAACGACTCAAATCGATTTACCGATTGAATATACTGAATGGATCAATGGGCGTGAAGAGATCAAGTTGTATATCAACCAAAAGGTTTTCCATGGCATTGTCACGGGCTTTACGTTAGATAAGGAGAATGAAACGCTATCTGTCGACTTGGCTCATGTGGTTTCTGAATGGGAATATCGGCAAGTGTCTACGAACTTAGCGGCGAAGAGCCGAACAGTCAATGATATATACAGTACCTTAGATTTTCGTTATCCAGGCTGGAATGTAAATTATCGGCAGGATTCAGCGATGCGTGTGATCGATTATGTGTATAGTCGTCAAAATAAGCTAGAAGGCTTGACGAAAACCTGCGAATTGACACCAGATCTTTTTTGGCGAGTGGGTTTTCATTTTGGACGTGCCTTGGAAATTGGTTCTTTCGGAGAGAAAAAACCGTATGTATTTTCTACCAAGCCTAGTAGTAAACAAAATATTCGAATCATCGCTGAACCAACAATCAATCATAGTTTTGACCATGTCATCAATATCGCAACTGTTTATGGTGAGAAGTCAGATTCTGGAATGTCTAGCATGAGTCTTAGAGAAATCTATGAAGATAAAGCGAGTCAAGATCCAAAGTTTCCAGTAGTGATTTTGAGAAAAGGAATCAATAACGAACGTGGCTATGATTATATTCAGTTTTCAAAGCTGGCTCCAAATGGAAATATCGAATATTCCGTGATCGATACGGAAAGTGTCGCATTGGAGTCAGCTAAAGTGATCGAAGGAGCATTTTCATTCAATGATTTAGCGCCATTTAATACAAATGAAGAGGAAATTACTGATGAAGACCGGGCAAAAGCCGCTAAAACTGCTTATGATGCAGCTGTCAAAAAGTTGAAACAGTCTAGACGTACCTATCAGGTCGAATTGACAGTAGAAGAACTGCCGGAAGAAATCAATGTAGGCGATAAAGTCCGTTTGCTTTATGATAATCAATTGTTAATGGTTGAGGAATGTTCAAATTATATGAAAAAAATCCTAAAAATGGATGACTGGTTTTATATTACTAGTATGAACTACTCCATCGATCAAAGCGGTGTAGAAACGAATAATATTGTCTTAGAGAAATTTTTAAAAGTAGACAGGGAGAGTGGTCAGTAGTGAAAATGACATATGATTCAGCCTTAAACAAAATGGCTGAACGAATTGCTGATCGGACGAGCGAAAGCAAGCAAGGTCAGCTTCAAAGACGAAACCAAGTAGTCGATATTTACGGGATGGAATTTACGAGGCAGGGTGATACCAATCATCCTGCCACTTTTTATATCTCAGTTAGTCCCGATTTGATTTATTATGAGCGATTTGAATTCAAAATCATTATTCAGCCATTTGCTATGCCGATCGCTGCAGGTGGTGCAACAGGTTCAACCGCTGTTCAGATCAATGAAACAAGTTTAACTGTAAACCAAAACACAGTTAGCCCAAATCCTCATAAGCATACAACTATACCGCATAATCATTCGCTAAGTGCAGGTGTCTCTTTATTTACTAGTAGCGTGTCTGATTTTGAAGTTTGGATCGAAGGTATTGATGTTACTCCGTATTTAAAAGCCCAATATAATGGAGCATGGATCGAAGGAGAAGGTGTATTTCCAGTAAAAGGCTTGTCTAATTATGACCTATTGAAAGCTGTGGGATTTATGCCAAACTGGCAAAGAGGTGCGATTCTAACACCAGGCTATAAAAAAGTCGAATTGAAAGGGACTGGGATTTTCAACGCAACCTTGGTGAACTATTTGAAATATTCCCACGTGAATAGGTGATGGTATGAATAAATATGAACAACAAGCACAAAAAATGAAAAACCATTTACAACACCATCCCAAAGATTATCAAACAGTAATCAGTCTTTTTAAAGTTGAAAGTGACTCGATTCTTTATGAACAACAAAAAAGTAAATATCTTATGTTAAGAGAAATCGCAAAATATCAGAAAGCTGGTGAAAAAAGTGAAAAATAAACACTCAACAGACGGTATCGCTGAAGATTTGATCAGAAGCTTTGTCCAAGTAGCAAGTGCTGAAATGCATGCCAAAACACTGCTGGAAAAACGAGTGTCGGAATTAGAGAATGGGTTGATCGATCTTGAAACGGAATTAGAACTACAACTGCAAAAGATTGTCGAATACAAGGAAGAAATCACCAGTCTTGCTGAATTACGACGGGCAGATATGCTGTATCTTTTTGAGCTATATGGGCGTCGTGGGGATAAGGAAAAATGGTGTACAGTCAAACATCTTGCTATTGCAATGATGACAGCCTTTGAAGCTTGGCAAGCCAGCGCTGGTGACGAAGCATTACTATCGGCAGCTTTAGCTAAAAATAAATTATTTATCAAAGCATTGACGCAATTTTTAGGTGTGGAAGTAACAGAATGTGCTGCGTGCTTTGCAGACATCATCAAAGGAGGAGAAAAAAATGGTTAAACCAAGTATTTGTAATGATAATAAGAAACAGCCGACAGTTCCAGATTTTTGTGACTATGGGGATTGGGAAGTTCCTGTCACTGATTTATCAGAAATTAAACAACCGAATCGTGATCATGCCTATATTTTACCTGATAATTCTGTTTGGGTATTGGCATATGACGGGAAAAGCTTTGCCCAAGTAACGAATAGTGGAGAAAATGGAACTGCACAAGCGACACGAATCAATAATACAGATGGGTACCTGAGTATTCATGGCAGCGGCACGTATAACGTGACAGCTGATTTAAAGACAGAGAAGGTCATAGCGTTAGTCAAAGAAAAGATGGATATCCCTAAAGGGACGATTGATACAGTTGGTGTTGTAAAGCCAGATGGACAAACGATCACGATCGATAAAGAGGGAACACTGAGTGCCGTGTTTCCTGAAGCACCTTTAGATGGAAATCCATATATTCGTCAAGATGGTCAATGGCTCAAAAAATTTACGTATCCCAACGTTTACTATGAATTGAGCAACCTAGCTGATGACCAGCTTATTTTTAATATAGCGATTAAGGATGCTGCCAAACATTACAAGGTTATGTTTGACAATCAAGAGGTACTATTGTCTAAGCTGGCTACAAGTATTACAGGAAAGATCGTATTTGACCAAATGAGTGTAGAAAGAAGTCAAACAATGGTAGAGTTTTACTATATAAAAGATGGGGTCAATGAATTATTTTACACATTAGATTTAACCCCTTTATTTAAGCTTTTGAATACTAAAACGAGTGAGAGTTCTGAATATGTGAATAAGTCTGCAGCTGTTACGTTTGATGAGACGGAGTATTTTGCAATCGAAGATAGATATGTGATCCAGCAAGATCAAACAGTCTTTTTCAGCGTAAATTTAGCGAGTATAAAGGCCTTTCCTTTTTCAAGAAATGGCAAATTCAAAGTCGGAAAATTATCAGATCCAGAATTATTTCCAAGAATTAAAACGGCCGTTAATATGGTCACAGAGAATCCAAAATCAGCAATTTATGCCAATACGGCAATCATCGTTGAAACCAATGGTGATATTATGCTGGTTAATACTTCGGATGTTTCGATCGGTTCCGCATACAACTTTAGAGTAGGCAATACTCATTTTATTCATATGACCTATATAACTGGATAAAAAATAGAAAGATGGTGAGTTATGAAATTTTTAGGTTTTACGATTGCAGAAATTGCCACATTGCTTGCTATCACAGGATCTTTTGGTGCTTGGGTCATTTGGCTAGCGAAAAAGGCATATGAGGCAATCAAACATAATATTTCCGATCCGATGAAGCATAATCTTGATGGGTTATCAGAAGCAATCACCCATTTATCAAAAAATGTAGCAGAAGAGACTAAATTGTTGCATGAGCGCTATTCTGAAGTAGTCGATAGATTAGATGATCATGAAGAAAAAATTGGAGAAATAGAAGATACCGTCATTAAACATGATGAACGAATCAAAACCTTATTTAGAAAGGGGCAATAGGAATGAAACAAGTATCCTCTGATACAATTGCTAGAACGATTATTCTAGTTTTAGCATTATTAAATCAAATTTTAGCAATCACGGGTAAAGGCACAATTGATATTGTAGAAGATACAATTTATCAATTGGTGTCTTTATTTTTTACCGTTATGTCAACAGGTATGAATTGGTGGAAAAATAACAGTTTTACTTATGAAGCAATTAAAGCAGATGAAATTTTGAAGGAGTTGAAAGAAAATGGCTAATTTAGAAAAAATGTTGCAATGGATGATGGATCGCAAAGGAAATGTTACTTACTCGATGAACGCAAGATTAGGGCCAAATAGTTATGATTGCTCTAGTGCAGTCTATTTTGCTTTGATTAATGGTGAATTTTTATCAGCACAAACGATGGGGAATACAGATACTCTTTTTTCTCACTTAGAAAATGCTGGTTGGAAAGCCGTCCAAGCCGATGCAACAGGCAATTACCCAGCAAAAAGAGGAGATATCTTTATCTGGGGCACTCGTGGTGCTTCTGGAGGAGCAGCAGGGCATACAGGGATATTTATAGATAATCAAGATACGATCATTCATTGTAATTATGGCTATAATGGAATAACAGTTAACGATCATGACACGATTTGGTCGTTAAATGGCTGTCCTGCAATTTCGATTTATCGTTATGGGACTAGTAGTAACAATCCAACGCCAAAGCCAAGTCCGACTCCTCAACACACGCCATCTGAAGGTATCTCGATGATTGGTACATTTTATCCAGATAGACAGTTAGCGGTCAGTGCAGATACAAATCCAGATGATCAGGCTAGCCCGGCACTCGATTACTATTTACCCGGTATGGCGATCCGCTATGATCGTTACATCCATAGTAATGGCTATGTCTGGATTAGTTATATATCTAGCAAAGGAATTCGTCGATATGTGGCAGTTGGGCCAGATGATGGAAAAATAGATACAACTTGGGGAACGGGCTTCTTCAACTAGTAGGTAGAAAAATAGGTCTTAAGACTGATTACAAAAACATTACATCGATATTACAATTAGTTTACAAAAAGAAATTTATAAAATCAGTAACGTTATAGATATCTTCATTGGTTGGGAATTCCAATGAGCATTAAGCTGTAGATAAAAGAAAACGTCTAAAAGAATTTAATGGTTTTTATTTATTTTTGTTTGACTGACTAAATTAGAAAATAGAAGGATAGGGGGATTGAGAGATGTTCAACTATTTAAACGAATATATCGCTTTTTCTACAAAGATAAATGACTATATTTCAACAATTATGAGGGAGAACAAAATTAGCTGTGAGGAGTATCGTTATACTCATGTCTGGGAGGTTGTAAAATCTCAAGGTGTAGCAATCAGAGGCTTTGATTTTGAAGGGATTGCGAGTAAACGTATTTCTGGCATGCTGTTTCAAGATAGCTTGGAAACGACGATCGTATTTAATCAACAATTGAATAACCAAAATAAAAAATTTGTGATTAGCCATGAAATCGTTCATTATTTATTTCATAAGACTGATGAAAACGTGGTTTTTGTAGACTCACACAAAGATATACAAAGCTCTGCTCATAAGGAGTTACGCGAATTTCAAGCTAATATAGGCGCATCAGCAATCTTGATCCAGATCGTGTGCTTGTTCATTTTTTGAAAAAAGGGTGGGGCCTCGCTCAATTATCCAATCATTTTGAGATTTCAGAGAATCATCTTTCTGGACGCTTGATTCAAATGATGCAGGCGAATCTGGGATTGTGTTTGAAAGTTGCTAAAAATCATGTTGATTGCATTCGTTATCAGTCTGATAAAAAAGGAAGCAGGAATGCGTTCCTAATTGCTGTTGAACTAGAATATCGGCAAAAAGAACATGAATGGCTTCGTACGTTTTAA